TTGAAACCTCGTGCGAAGGATCGAGATGCCACGCCCCTGTGGACATACTCCTCCTCGTTACCCTTCGCCGCCCTTGACTTGACGATCAGGACATTGGTTTCTGTAGTTACCTCAATGTCTTCTGGTGACCATCCAGCTAGTGCTACTTCGATCCTCCACTTAATGTTTGATACCTTAACAATATTGTAGGGAGGATACTGACCGCCTGGTGACCCTACCCCGTAGGAATGCAAGCGGTAAAATAGGTCGTCAAAACCTACTGAAAACTTTTGTGACGCATCAAAAATAGCGTCGATGTCTTTCGACGTAAACTTAGTAATGTCCATAGCTCCTTATAAAGCGAGTGGTGATGTATGGTCCCCGAAGGCAACCAAGTTTATTTAGTAAACATACCTAGTAGTGTTTACCGTAAACATAATCATCTTGCTAAATAGGCTTAGCACTATACACTGATGGAAATGAGAAAGTCTCTGCTCCCTATTATTATGCTATTGATGACAGCGGGTGCCGCCCAAGCGGGTGGTCTCGTTACTAAACATGCTTCGAGTGTGCAGTTGACTGTTGACGCTGCTCGTACTCAAGCAACAAGAATTGGTTCTTCCTTCAGTATTTCAGGATCAAATATTGATACTACGGACGGATCCACTGCAGGCACAGTTTCTGCTGGCACCATCACCTCGGGTGTATACAACCCTGGCACTATTGCTGCCACACAGGACACAGCTGGTACAGCATTTAGCTTTAGTCAGTCTTTCACACAAGCTGATGCACTGCCTACTTCTGCTCCTACTACTGGTGCTGTCCCTAACTTCGGATCAGTGCTTTCTTATACTGCTGGCACAAAAGATACCCTTGCAGGTACTGTAACCAGTGCAGGTATTCTCACCGTGACTGCTGGTGGAGCTGGCACCTCGGCAACAGGACAATTTGTTTCTGAGATCACTGTCATTGACTAGGAGCCTTAAGGATGATCCATTTTGGAAAGACAACCTTCTGGTCTGCGATGTCTGTGGTGGTTGCAAGTGCCATACCTGCAGCTGCCCTGGCGGTCCCCGTGGTCCCAAACTTCACCCAGGGCTCGATGACGAGCCACACGGAAACCACCTCAAAGGTAACCGAGACCATAAACAGCATGGACTACAACACGGGATATCAGTATTCCGTAACTGGCTCAGGCGTTACCGCTTCTGGTAACCTAAATCCTGGTACAGGATCAAACAATGTAACTATTGATGGAGTGACTTCTTCATGGACAACGCCGACAAGCAAACCGGCCTTTACTCAGACAACACCAGGCGCAGCGTTTCAATTCACGGAAACGCTAAGCGGACCAGGGTTGACTCAGCAGACAATTATTCAAAGAGTGACAGAGGTCACAAGCGTAACCGATACCACAAGTATCTTTACCCAGTAATAGCACTGTTTATAGCAGCACCAGTCAACGCCGAAACAGTTGGTGGTGTATCAGCAACAGCATCTCCAATCGCGAATAGCTCTGGCTCAGTGACCAACCAAGCTATTCAGGTTTTGCAAGGTCCATACATCACTAATACATACGGGAATGGTATTAGTTGTCAAGGACCGACCATGAATTTCACACCCTATGTGACAGGCACAGCGTCAGCATCTAAACCATATGAGCCATACTATATGGATCCTGTGTATGACATGCGTGACCTTAATGAGGACGGTTCATTAGACAACCCAGGAGATATTCTCTACCACGTCCCTACCAGGACAGGTCAGAAGGATAACTACAGTCTTGGTGTTGGTTTCTCTGCCACATGGTCTAGACCATTGGATAAGAAACTACAAGAGCAATGCAAAGAAGCAGCTGCTGCTAACATCAACATGATGAATCAACTAACTGCTAATAAAAGATTAGATTTTGAGATCGCGAGACTTAAAAATTGTGGTACTTTGTTGAAGGAAGGAATTCGCTTTGCACCTGGCACACAGTATGCTTCTATCTGTGCAGATGTGCAGGTAACTAATGTAAATGTATTAAAGAATCACACTCATTCTATTCCTTCCCCTTCAGTTTCCGAATCGCGTGTGAGCGAATCCGCTGCTGATCTCGGCGGAACATTACAGATTCAATCGGAGACTTCTTCCCCCGTATTGCAGCAATCTTCTTCATCACCTTCTTCACAGTCGGCTTCACCACTTTCAGAATTAGATCGGCAAGCGGTTTTGAAAGCAGTGCAGCAGTCGTTGCAACGACAGCAATCGATGCAGTCGCAGTAACAGCACCTGCTGAGGGTATATTACCTACAATCTGATCAGGAATAGATAACTTCTCTGTTACCTGAATACATTCCTTACCAACCAGTCGATAGTCAGTGACCTTCTTGTCACCTTTGATGTGTCCGACTGGTTCTTTTAATGCTTGTGCTTCTGTAGGACACTCCACCTTAGCAGTGCTTGCACTGGTGTCCTTAGGGATCTCTGGTGTGTCGAGATCTGGTTGCTCTGTAGGAGACACAGGTGGGACTGGAGTTTCATAGGTGAAATCCATCTTGTTAGTGTCATAGTCAAGAGGATTGAAGGATGGCATACCAGCATCGCAGTATGTTACCAGTCCATTCTCATCATCTACACCTACAGTATTAGAATTATTATTTGATTCGTGTGCCTCTACACATCCAGGCACGTCTACAATGGGTATACCAACCTGAGTTGTCACAGGGACATTAGGTGGTAGTGCTGTAGGGGGATTTACAACCCAATCACGTACCTCAGGGATGTTAACATCACTGATATTAATATTGTCAGTACTGATATCAGGAATATCAGGCATAGGTCACTACTAATACAACACGACGATCCTTCTCAGGCATAGCGTGGCAGTGTGGTCCCTCAAATAAACATGCAGTGTCTTCTGTTGCAGGATATGATTCATCACCAGCGATGGTTTCACCACCAGCGTCCGTCAAATATATGATGACGTTTTTATGTGGGAAGGGATGATCTTCATGCACTTCACTGATCTTAGGATGAGTTGGCAAAGGATCAATAGAATTTGCATTCATCCTCAAGAGATAGTTGAATCCTATATCCTCATTGTGTTGACAGATCTGAGTAAAGACACATTGGAATAACTCCAGGTGTTGACATTCTTTTACTGGGAATCCGAAAACTTCAGGTCTCTGTAAGAAAGTATGACTATGGAAATAGAATGAATCTAACTTATTTTGAGTCCTATACCAAGGAAAAAACTCACCCAATACCAGTTTCTTAAGTCTAAGATAATCTGGAGTCTGGGGGACAACTAACTCTTTCATAATTAACAATCATTAAATACATTACCAATTTGTGATCCTGCCTCAGACCCTGCTTTCTGACCTAGAAGCAATGCCCAACCTCCTGCTAACCATCCAACATAAGGGATACTAGCAACAGCAGGGACAGCAACACCAGCAGCGATAGCACTACCTGCCATTGCACCTTGTGAGCGTGCTCCAGCGTCCGCGATTAAACACTGTACGTCTTTCGCAGACTTTCCCTCACCATCAATTGCACCCCCGATATTTCTAGTCCCATCCATAGTATATTGATCGCTACGATACTCTTTACGATCCTCATATTTCTTACCACCAAAGAAACCACTTTGACTTTTGTTAAGGTCTAGTGATTTTTGAGACTCAAGGATAGCAGGATCGTTTGCTTTATATTCCACACTGTATCCATCCTTATTCGCTTCAATTTTATAAGAAGAATATGGTGTGCCGCGTGGGATATTAATAGTAGGGACCTGAGGTTGCTTCGGCCTGTTGACTACATACCCAAGTAATCCAATGTGTGCAACAGCGAATAGACCGCCGACAGTGCCAACTACAATTTTTAGTTTATTATTCATGGGAAAGGTACTGACATAGGAAGAGCAGCACCTCCTGTTGCCTTAGGTAACTCAGGCATTGCGCCATCCACCATACCAGGAAGCGCACCAGCGATTGCCTCTGTTGCAGCAGCAGCAACTTTGCCCATAAGTTGAGCAGAGATTGCATCCTTCTGCGTATAAAGATATGCGCCGCCTCCGACGATACCTGCAGTGCCTACAAATGATAGGACTGCCATTACATTAATTACTTTTTGCATAACATTTACAGTTTGTAGGACTCATCTGTAGAAATTTTGATTGGTCCCTGCTCAAGACGAATAGTCTGAGAAGGTGCAGTCTGTGCTGCCTTTTCAATCAATCTTTCCATCTGTTCTTTGGTGATACCACCACCATTACCGTTACCTCCTTCTGCTTTCTTTGCTGCCTGGACACCAAAAGTAGCTAAAACGCCAGTAAAGACGCTGGCTATGAAAGTCGGATCGAGTTTTTGCTCTGGGATTCCAAGAGCAGGTGGAAGTTTAATGTATGCTAGGGTGAGTATTCCGCCACTCCAGACGAGAATACCAAGTCTAACAAAAGTAGACAAGATGGCAAGTTGTTCTTCCTTGTCATCTGCTGCCTCTTTTAGTTTTCCTAGAATACCTTTCTTTTTAGGTTCTTCCTTGGGTGTAACTTGTGACATTAGGATTCAACAGTTTGTTTTTTCTTCCCAATATTATATTTGGACTCTAGAGACCAGTCACCTTTATCCTTAAAGGACAAAACTTTGATTTGATTAAGGGGAGCAAGCTCTCCTACCTCTTCATCACGAGCAATGTCAATCAGACCCCAGTCTGATAACAGTTTCGCAATGCGACTTCTACGCTCGATATCATTCGTAGTGATGTTTGTTGGTTTACCATCCAACGCAAACAACTCTTTGAAGTGTACGACGTAATACTTACCACGTTTGTGGAGAATGTGACAAGACTGATATAGTTTGCGCTCTTTCCTTGACGCAACACCAATACGGGTGAGGGTTTCTCTTACTTTGAGAAAATCGTCGGGTTCTTTAAGCGTCACTTCGAGCATCATGTCTTGAGACCATTGGATCTCATCGCTCATTTCTTACCTCCAGTATTCAATTTAGATGCAATAATTTTTATCTGGTCCTGGGTTAGAATCTTTAGCGCCGCTTGTGCTTTCTCAGTGTTGTAACCATAGTATTGTTTAACTAGGTCAAGATCACCGTCCTTTATCTTCTTGTCCCACGGGGAGAATCTCTTGGATTTCCTAACACTATATAGGAAATATTGATATTGTAAGTCACTGTCTAGATTCTGACACGCATTCATCTCATTAGCGTGCATCAACGTGTCAATATGATGCATCATACACTTGTTGATGACGTATGCTGGATACTTCTTCATGGCAATAGGATCCTCAGAGAGATCCCCTTGCTTCAGGTTGATACTGTTAAGGTAATCCTTAAGAGGGATGTCATACTGTGCCATAGAGGGATGCTAGAGGAGTGGATTCAACGAAGTTAGTAACCAACAATTCAGTCTTGAGTTTATTATCTGGACGATGCTTCATACCATAGGTAATACGAAACTCTTCTTGATGATAGTTAGTATATGCTTCTTTCAACTCATCGTCAACATTATATGTCACCAACCATTTGTGAGGACATACCTTACAGTCTTCTACAAACTTTGAGTGATCAAAATTCTTATGCATCTCTGCGTTAGTGCCATACAAAAAGGTCTTGATTTTATATGGAGGGTCTAGGAAGATGAATGTTTCACCTGAATCAGCACCACTATTCATTACAAGCTCGTAGTCTAGGTTAGTGATGTGCCAGTGCTGAATGATCTCAGAGATACTCTTCAGATGATTAGCACCACGGGTAGTAAAGTTTTGATTGGATGCAGTCTTAGAGAATGAAGAGTTTTCAGTCAACCCGCTATAGCTGCACTTATTAAGAATCCAAAAAAGCTGAGCTTGACGAAAAGTGTCTGCCTTGGAAATCTCTGCTTTAGCAGCGACAAACAACTCCTTTGCCTTGTCTTCGCTGCTATGCTCAGTTTTAATCTCGTAGAGTGTTTCAGATAACTCATCCCCACGATCCCGTAACGTCTTCCAGAAACTGTAGAGATACTCATACTTATCATTAATCCATACGGGA